ACATTTTCTTGGTTAAGGCTTGGGAGAAACCTGTTGATGCTGACGATACTTGGCGTGTAGACATTCTTGATGCCGAGAACGCTATCCGAGACTTCTGTGCAAAGTATAAGGTTCGTGAAGTTGCGTGTGACCCTTACCGTTGGCAACGCTCTATGGAAGCTATGGCTGATGAAGGTATCCCGATTGTTGAGTGGCCTTCTACTTCAGCGAAACGTATGATTCCTGCGTGTGCTGCGTTCTTTGATGCTGTCGTTGAGAAACGTATTACACATGATGGAGACCCGTTGTTGGCACGTCATCTAAGCAATGCTGTTGTAAAGAGTGATAACCTTGGTGTAAGGATTGTGAAAGAGAACCGTTCCAGTCTCCGTAGAATTGACGCTGCTGTTGCTGCTATCTTGGCGTATGACCGTGCAGGGGCTAAAATAGAAAAGCGTATAGTACCCAAGTTTTTTGAATAGGTGGACATGATTTCTTCAATAGTTCAAGCAGTCGGTATCGGGATTATTTCTATAGGTATCGGAATGATTTTTCTGCCAGCAGGTTTGATTGCTTTAGGTGCTGGAATACTTTTGTTTGGTTTGGCTTCTGGAACGGATAAATAATGCTTGAACACCTGTTTACAAAACGCTCTATCTCGTATCAAAGCATTTTCTCCCAAGGTGGAGAGTTCGCTAACGAAAGCCAAGCTGGTGTAACCATTAATGGGCATACAGCCTATGAAGTTGTTGCTTTCTTCTCTGCTGTCAGCCTTATCAGCGACACTATCTCTACTTTGCCTGTAGATGCCTACATCCGTGTTGATGGGGAACGCAAACCGTATAGACCTAAACCAGCGTGGATTGACCAGCCTGACATTGACACTACCCGTCAAGCACATTACGGCTCTGTTGTTGCTTCTCTGCTTGTGTACGGTAACTCTTACACACGAGTCTTTAGAGACAGCAAAGGTGATGTTGTAAACCTTGTTGCTTTAGACCCGACAAAGATGGAAGTTAGACGTTCCGCTATTGGTCGCAAAATGTTTATTTATGCTGACGAAGAGAAGACCCTAAATTCTGATGATGTAATTCACATTTTAGATTTGGCAACGCCAGGCTCTTTGACTGGATTGTCCAGAGTAGACAAACTAAAAGATGCTCTTGGTGTTGCTAATGCTTTACAGGCTTACGCAGCTAGATTCTTTTCACAAGGCTCTACTACTAGCGGTCTCATTGAGTATCCAGGTGAACTTACACCTGAAGAAGCCAAAGACCTTAGAGAGTCTTTTGATTCACGTCACAGGGGTTTCCGTAAAGCACACAAGACAGGTATTTTATCTGGTGGGGCTAAGTATGTTTCTACTACTGTTTCTAACGATTCAGCACAGTTCCTAGATTCACGCAGATTTGCGGTTGAAGAGATTGCTAGAGCGTTCAACATTCCGCTACACATGCTAGGCATCCCTGACACAGCGAGTTACGCTTCTGTAGAACAGAACAACCTTCAGTTCATTTCACACACTCTAAGACCTATCTTGGAGAAGATTGAGTGGGCTTACAGCCGTATCTTGCCTACTACAGCGTTTATCAAGTTTAATTTTTCTGCTTTGCTTCGTGGAGACCTTCAGAGTCGTTACCAAGCGTATTCAATCGCAACTCAGGCTGGATTCAAGTCCATAAATGAGATAAAGCGTTTAGAAGATGAGCCAGCAGTTGAAGGTGGAGATACCTTTAGAGTTCCATTGGCTAACGTCAACGTGGCTTCTGCTGGACTTACAGAGATGGAAGCTAAAGTCAACATGGCTGAATGTTTGGTCAACGCTGGCTACGACCCTGAAGATGTGTTGCGTGAACTAGGGCTACCTGCCATGGGTTATGTTGGTAAGTCTTCTACGTCTGCACCTGAGATACCTTCACCAAATGAAGTTGAAGACACTCCTGATGACATGATTGAAGACATGACCGAAGATGAACAGGATAGTTGATGATAAATCCAGGTACATACAACATTACTTGCCCACAGGGTGCAACCTTTGACAGAACCTTTACTATTAGCGTTGGCGGAACAGCATTAAATTTGACTGGCTATTCGGCTGCTATGCAGGTTCGTGAAACTTATGATTCAACTACTCCAATCGTTTCTTTGACTAATGGCTCTGGAATCACTTTAGGTGGTACTGCTGGAACTATTGATGTGCTTATTTCTTCTACTGCTTCAGCAGCTGTTACTGATGGTTTTTATTCTTATGACTTAGAGATTACTTCGGGTGGTGGAGTTAAAGACCGCATTTTGCAGGGTAAGTTTGTGGTCACACCAGAGGTCACTAGATGAGTGATGTAACGGTTACAGTTGTTGAAAATAATCCTGTCATTACTGTTAGTGGTAGCAATGTTGATGTTTCTGTAACTGAGTCTGTTGTAGAGATTTCTACTTCTACTACTGGGCCACAGGGCTATTCAATAATTAGCAACACAACTTCTTTTGATGTTGTTGGCGGGACTACAGGCAGTCAACCTACTTTTACTGGAGACCCTTTATTTACTGGCTACTATGTGAAAGTTGGCCCACAGGTTCATTTCACTATTGATGTAGACATGGATAACATCACTAATTTTGGTACTGGACAGTACTACATGGAATTGCCGTTTACTTCTCAACACAACTATCAGTTTGCAGCTGGTTGCTTGCATGACATTTCTGCGAGCAGAGATTACCCTATCTTCGGCCACGTTACAGCAGGGTCTAAGCAAATGTTGTTGAAGTCTATTGACTCTCAAGGTAACTCTGCCTTTAACGTTAACTTCACACACAACAGCCCTGTCACTTTATCTACAGCAGATAACTTTCACATTTCGGGTGTTTACATTACGGAAGATGACTGATGGCTATTCCGTATCCTTCTAATCCCGCTTCGGGCGATTCTTTCACAGACAATGGTATTACTTACACTTGGTCTGGTGTTGCTTGGATAAGTACTTTTACTAGAACGCCTGATACTGGCACTCAAGGGCCACAGGGTGAGACTGGCCCGACTGGTGCTACTGGGCCACAAGGCGAGACTGGCCCACAAGGTGCGACTGGTGCGACAGGTTCGCAAGGTGCTACTGGGCCACAAGGTGCTGATGGTAAAGGTATTTTTTCTGTCGCTAGAACTTCTGGTACAGGAGCAGCTGGCTCTACAGATACTTACACGATTACTTACACGGATGCGACTACACAAACTTACACAGTTGTAAATGGTGCTAATGGTGCTGCTGGAACGAATGGCACAAACGGAACTAACGGCACAAATGGGGCTACAGGTGCGACTGGTAAAGGTATTAATACTATTGCTAGAACTTCTGGTTCTGGTGCGCCAGGTTCTACAGATACTTACACAATCACTTATACAGATGGCAACACTCAAACATACAATGTTGTAAACGGTGCTAACGGCTCTACAGGAGCAACGGGTTCTACTGGGCCGACTGGTGCTACTGGGCCTACTGGCCCACAAGGGCCTGGACTTGCCTTTCTTGGTGCATGGAACTCAGGCAACATTCTTTACGAACAATATGATGTTGTTACTGATTCTGGTTCAAGTTATGTTGCCAAAAGCCAACACGTTTCAGGTACTTCAAATAGACCTGGTGTTGGGGCGAGCTGGACTACTTACTGGCAACTTCAAGCACAAAAAGGTGATACAGGTGCGACTGGAACGACTGGTGCGACAGGCCCTGCTGGTACGGCTCTTATTAAAACAGCCGCTAACCGTACAACAGCAACTACAGGCACTACTGCTCTAGCCGTAAATACAGGTGAAACTTTTGCTATTACTTTTCCAGCATCAAGGTTCTCTGTCTCACCAGCAGTAACGGCTGCTACTAACTCACCTAGATACATTGCAGCTGTAAGCGGTGTAACGACATCTGGATTTACTTTATCTGTCAGAAATGTCTCTGATGCTTCTGGAACAACTTATTTGTATCATTGGCAAGCAGTAGAAATTGTTGCAGGAATGGGTAACTAATGATAATGATTTTGACTTGTGAAACTGAGGGATGCGGAAACGCAAACATAGGTATACCTTTTGAAGACCCAGGTGAGCGTTGTATCTGTGGTGTGTGTATGAATGAGATAACTAACATTCAGGCGGAAGGCTAGTCACATGGCAACTTACAAGCCAACACAGGGAATGAAAACTAATGCTGCTAGGGCTTTACGTTGGAAGAAGGAAGGCAAGGCTACTGGTGCTGGTACTCCTATCGGTTGGGGTAGGGCTACAGACATTGTGGCTGGTAGAGAGATGTCTCTGAGTGTCGTCAAACGGATGTACTCGTTCTTCTCAAGACATGAAGTAGATAAAAAAGGCAAGGATTTCTACAACACCGACAACCCTTCAAACGGTAGAAT